AAAAGCTATCTATCAATAGCGGTAGTAACCCTAATGGGGATCACAAGCATGGGGATATTCGGCTTTCTCTCAAAGGCGCATATAGAACACCAGGTTACCACAGAAAAGGCGCTAACACTTGCCAACCAGGTAGAAAGAAAAATAGAAAGAGAAAGGCTTTATGTAGAGAGAGAGAAGGAGTACATTAAAAACCTGGACGCCCGAGCGGCACAAAGCGTTACGGGAATCAGGACAGACATAGACCAAGAAAACGCCAGAATTGCAGACATAACAGATCAAATGAATAAAGAAATCTCCTTCGAACAAGGCAGGATAGAAGACGCAAATAAAAAACTTGACGAACTGAACAAGGAGCTCTCCGAACTTGAAAACAAACAAGGAGGACTCTTTTCAAACAAAAAGAAAAAAATAGAAGAGCTCAAGGCTGCCCAGGAGGAGCCTCGCAAAAACATTCGAGATACAATCAACTTATATAATAAAAACATTGACGAATTCAGAAAATCGGCGGCACAAGCGATAGCGGAAATAGAAAAAAAGAAAGAAGCCTTCCGAAGCGAAACCAGCTCAAAAGGAGAAAGCCTTGCTCCCCAAATCGAAGTCCACAACGAAAATATAGCAAAAGCATACGAGAAGATCGATGAGCTAGAAAAGAAAAAATTTGAATACACAGACGGAGCAATGGACCTAGAAGCAGAGATTGGTCCAGTGAAGTATGTCGCAGAACTAATCGCGGACATAACAGGGGCCGAGTTTGACATTTCACAAGCGGTAAGAATAGTAATAGTAATACTTATTTTTGTATTCGACCCGCTAGCCATACTCCTAGTTATCGCGGCAAACATAAGCATATCAAAACACTTTCCTGAAAAAAAGAAACCAAGCTCCCTCACCAGAGCCGAAGAAGACTTTGGCAAGGAAGAGAAAAAACTTGAACTAAAAACGAAAGAGTTAAAGAACAAAAGGGTGGAACTAAAAAGTTCCAGCGAAAAGCTTGAAGAAGAAATAAGCCTAAAAGAGGCCGCCTACGCAAAAAACAAAAAAGACCTAAGCAAAATAGAAGAAGATATTAAAGCATCGAAAGGCAAACTAGCCGCTATCGATTCTAAAATCAAAAACAAGGAAGAAAAACTATCCGCAACAGAAGACTCCTTAAACAAAACTTTAGCAAAAATGGAAAACGCTGGAGACGACCTTGCTGAAAAAGAGATCCAAATAAACAAAAAGAAGCTAGAGCTAGAGAAAAAATCCTCAGAAAACATTGCGGCAGAAGCCGAACTAGCAGCTCAGGCGAGAGGGATAATGGAGGAAAAAGACAAATACAACTCGCAAATAAACGACGTCAAAACGACACTTGAAACGCTCAAGGAAGACAAAAACAATAAAAAAGAAGAGGTCTCCGCGCTCGAAAGCAAACTCGAAAACCTAGAGTCAGCGATATCAACACAAAGAAGCTTAATCTCCTCCCTCAGAGATACTTACGCCGAGGCCTCAAAATCAGGAAGCTTAAAAGATGTATTCAAAAGCCACGGGCTATCCGAATTAGTCAAAATGACTGACGATGGAGCAAAAATATTATCAATAAAAGACTCAAGAGACCGGGTTCACCAGTTCATAATTCCAAAAGAATTCAACACCCTCGCTCACTCGTATTTTCACAAGATAGTAGAAAGCCTAGACAAGGTTATAGACACAGATGATCTACCCCATGAGTACGCCATTGAGGTCACAAAGTATATAAGAGGGCAAAGACCTCAATATAATTGCTTGACTTAAATCAAAATATAGGTTATAATAAGCCTTAACAATGAAGAAGAAGATAGTCGTACAAAGACTCCTAATGGAAGGGGCACTCAAGACTCAAAAAGATTACCTCAAACAATATTCCATACTAAACTCTCTATTAAAGACTTACCCAAATGAAAACTTTTGGGCTGTAGTTAACTTTGGAAAAAGGTTAAAAAGTTTATATTATCTTAAAACAGAGCAAGGGAAAAAGATGCTAAATAAAAAATACCAAGAATTCACATACCGCCCGAAAGATTTAACAAAAAAATACACGATATCACAAAAGACAGGGGAAGATAAGATAACAAAGCAGGCAGCTACAACAACAAGGAGGTTTTTAAATGACTAAAATCACTGCCCTCGAACAAATAGAATCATTTTTAAACGAAAAGGGTAATCAAAAATACCACTTTAATAATATTGAAGAGCTTCACTACAAAATACCCTCGGGAAGTCTAAATTTAGATATTGCCCTAGGGGGTGGATTAACCTCTGGCGCACACAGATTCACAGGCATAAACGAAGGAGGAAAAACCAGCTGCGCGCTAGCTTTTGCAAAAAACTTTCAAGATCTTTTCAAAGATAACGGAATGGTTATAGTTGTAAAGTCCGAAGGAAGGCTTTCGCCGTTAATGCTTGAGCGAAGCGGAATAGACACGTCTCCTGAAAGATTCTTTGTGTTAGACTGCAATATCTTTGAAAAAGTGTTTGAACTCATTCGAGACCTAGTATACAATAATGACGAAAAAAAGAGATATATGTTTATTATTGATAGCGTGGACGCTTTATGCAGGATAAACGATATAGACAAAGCCTTTGATGAGCCAGAACAGGTAGCAGGAGGAGCCTTAATAACGTCAGTATTCTTAAAAAAGATGGTTCTACCAATCAGAAAAATGGGTCACTGCATGATATTAACCTCGCAAGTCAGGGTTGAGGTCGCAACAAACCCATATACAGCAAGAGGAGGCCCAAAAACAAAGCAGGCAGGAGGTAATGCGGTAAAACATTACGCAAACTTCATCCTTGAGTTTGAGGAGAGATACAATTCAGACATAATGTTTACAAACCCCTCTGCTTCAAAACTCGAAGACAAGGGCGACCCAGTAGGACATTATTGCAAAGTGAGATTCAGAAAAAGCGTGAACGAAAAAACGGGCGCACAAGTAAGATACCCCATAAAGTACGGAAGGACAGAAGGGAAGTCAGTCTGGAGGGAAAAAGAAGTCGCAGACTTAATGTTTTCGTTTCAAATGGCCTCAAAGAAAGGGGCGTGGATATCCTTGTCAGAAGATTTAAAAAAGGAGCTCAAGGAAAACAACATAGATCATGAAGAAAAATTTCAAGGCGAGCAAAAATTCCTAGCCTACCTTGAGTCGAACGAAGAACTAACAGCCTTTCTATATTCTGAATTCAAGAAATTTAGCGATGCAATTTAAGACGTTAACGGGGGCAATGAAAAGGCTCTCGAAGCCTCAAAAATACAAAATAGATTGGTCCGCACCCAGCCGCAGCAAGATACAGTTTAAGGTAAAAAAACTGCTCGAAAAGCACTGGTCAAACCATGTCGTCTTTGAGGAGTTTCCCGTAGCAGGAACAAGGTTGTCTTTTGACTTTTATAACGCAAATAAAAAAATTGCCATAGAGGTCCAAGGGGAGCAGCACACGAAATACGTCCCACATTTTCACGGGAAAAATAAAATCAACTTTTTCTCCCAGATGAGAAGAGATCAGCAAAAAAGAGAGTTCTGCGAAATCAATCAAATCAAACTCATAGAAATATACAGCACAGACGAATTGAGCCCAAAAACATTTAAAAGTGTAATATCATAAAGAATGGATAACGAACCACTCAATCCTGACGAACTGCCCGAGTTCCAGATGCCGAGACAAATGCTCGACCAAATTTTTGAATTTACTGGGAGCACGGAAGAAAACAAAGGCTTTCTCTTGGCGTTTGTAGACCAATCAGGAGCCCCGCAAATAATCACGCACGCCTCCTCTCAAATCATTGAAATGGGCATCCGAAAAGCCGTGGAAGAATATATTATTCAGTATACGGAGATGACAAAGCCTGACATAGACCCAGGCGAATTAGATTAACCCTTGACATAGCACCACGGTTGTGCTATCATTAAAACAATGATTTATTCTTATGAATGCGAACAGCAGCTCCTGGCAGGTCTAATAAAGCACCCGAAGTCTTATGCAGAGATTGCAATCTTTATCTCTGATGACGATTTTTTTAGCGAATCAAGCCTGGTAAACAAAACAATTTTCTGCGTACTTCGCCAGGCTCTATCCACAGGAGAACAAATAGACGAAGTAATCTTAGCAGAGAGGGTGCAGTCGCTAGGAATATCCTTCGAGGATAACCTCAATATTGCGGACTACATTAAAGCGCTCGCAATGAGAAAAGTCTCCTCAAGCTCATTGCTTGACACGGCTAAAGAACTAAAGAAACTAACCATCAAAAGAGGCTTGTGCGATGCTGCCTCAGAAATAGTCAGCAAAGTCACCTCTATCCCCACCACAACCCCTTACGACGAAATCATAGAGTGTGCAGATCAAATTTACAACGAAAAAATAAACCTCTACCAAGAAGGGGCAGACAGCCCAGAAAATATATTCGAAGACATGGAGGAAATCATAGAGCTTAGAGGAAATAACCCAATAAAAGAATTTGGATTTATGGGGCCTCACGAATCAATAAATAATTTATACGGCTCTCTACTCCGGCCAGGAAATATCTCTGTTGTTGTTGCGAGATCGGGGGTAGGAAAAACCCAGTTCTGTATGGATTTTTGTACAAAAACCTCATCTCAATACAAAAACCTCCCAGTACTTCATCTCGACAACGGAGAAATGAGCAAAGAGGAGATAACAAACAGACAATGTGCATCTATGTCAGGGGTCCCGCTGCACTTAATAGAGACAGGGCAATGGAGGCAAGCGGGCAAAGAAGTCGTTGGCCAGGTCAGAAACGCTTTCGATAAAATTAAAGACATGAAATTTTACTATTACAATGTAGGCGGCATGTCGGTCGACAACATGATAAACGTGATCAAAAGATTTTATTTCTCAAAAGTAAAAAGAGGAAACAAAATGATCCTTAGCTTTGATTACATTAAAACAACCTTTGAGAAGTTCAACACCAAAACAGAGTGGCAAATCGTAGGAGAGATGGTCGACAAATTTAAGAGGCTTGTGCAGAAGGATATCGTATTTGAAGGGGAGCCAATGATTGCCATGATGACCAGTGTACAAAGCAACAGAACAGGAATTGTTGGAAATAGAAACTCTGACGCACTAATCGAAGACGAGAGCATAGTTTCCCTTTCAGACAGAATCACTCAATTCGCCTCCCACCTACTAAGCTTGCGACCAAAGACGACAGACGAACTTCAATCCGAGCCATCTGGCTTCGGGACGCACAAGCTTACTTGTTTCAAGCATAGACACTTGGGGCCAGATGTCTATAGAGCCCTCAATCCCGTAGAGCTCCCGGACGGTTCAAAAAAACGAAATTTCATAAATCTGGAGATCGCTAATTTTAACATCACCGACAAAGGAGATCTCAAGGATATGGCTGACCACATGGTTCTCAATGACGTTGAGCCTGCGGACAACGGAGGGTTCTTTGAAATACCCAACCTGTAATGGAATCTTCCAAAATACAAGACGCACTAATAGCCTTGGGTTATAAACTCTCCGACAGAGGAGCCTACTGGCAAACAAATGCTATATTCCGAGACGGAAACAATCGAACCGCAATACAGATATATAAAAACACAGGGGTCTGGAAGGACTACGTAGAAGACACCCCTTTCTCTCCATTCAAAAGGCTGGTGGAAGCAACCCTTGGGACAAATGACAAAAACGAAATCGGAAAATATATTAACGATGACAGCGACGGGGCATTATATGTAAAGAAAACCGGTCCAGCGCCAAAGATAGAAATGGAAGAAGTCTATGAGGAAAAGATGCTCGACAGGCTCCTTCCACACTATAAATTTTACAACAACAAAGGGATTTCAACCAAAATTCTCACCGAGCTAAAAGGCGGCCTTGCGACGACAGGACAGTTAAACCAGAGATTCGTATTCCCAATATTCAACGAGTTAAACCAAATTCACGGCTTCTCCGGAAGGGATATGGCAAATAAGCCGGACAGCAATAGGCCAAAATGGAAGCATATTGGTAAGAAAAAAAACTGGGTATACCCCTTGTATGCAAGCAGTGAAACTGCAGAAGCGATAGAAAGGACAAGAACAGTCATTCTCGTTGAAAGCATAGGGGACGTATTAAGCCTAAAGGAAAACGGGTTCCATAATTGCCTTTCGAGCTTCGGACTCGACCTTTCAAGCAAATTAATCTGCGCACTTGTTTCAATGTCCTTAAGTTCAGTAGTAATCGCATTCAACAACGACTCAAATCAAAGCAAAAACAGAGGATTACAAGGTGCGATTAAAAGCTACCTCAAACTCTTAGGCGTATTTGAACCAAGGGCCGTAAAGATCTGCCTTCCTGAAAAAAACGACTTCGGAGACATGGGTGCCGAGGACTTTGTTCGATGGAACAAAAAGCTAGGAGAAACGCTTGACACAGATCAGGCAAAAGATGTTCTAGATCAGGTAAATAAACTCTCAAAAGACCTTAAACTACCTAAAACCCTGTTAGCGAGAAAGAAGCTCCTAGAATCATGAGTGAGAAAAAAGTCTATCTTTCCGCGAGCAGAATCAAGACCGCTCAGCAATGCTCCTGGACTTATTGGTGCAAATATATATTAAAGCTCCCAGACCGATCAAACGACGGAGCAAGCAAGGGATGGATCTGTCACTTGGTTTTTGAAGTGCTTGGCAAAGAGGGGCGATCAAAACTGTTTAAAGAGGTTGTTAAAAACGGCACGGTATGGGATTCACCTAGTTTAAAGAGGTTAATAATTCTTCATGCAAAAAGATTAGGGGTGAACGATCAAGAAAACCTGGAAGACATAGACGCAATGATCGTAAAGGGTTTGAACTACGACTTCTTCGGAAAGGACAAAGATGGGCTAGAGAAAGAGTTTTCCGAAAAAAGCTTCGCGCTGTCCGTCAATGAGAACGGGTTCAACTACAACATCAGGGGATTCATAGATAAATTATTTCTTTACGAAGACAAAACGGCCATCATAAGAGACTTTAAAACAAGCAAACAGAAATTCAAGGGAAAAGAAATTACAGACAACATGCAAGACTTGATGTATTGTCTAGCGGTGAAAAAGATGTTCCCAAAATACAAAGGGCTCTCCGAATTCCTTTTTCTCAAATTCGACCTAGAGAAAGATCTCCTTGGTGAGCCCGGCCCTGGAGCGATAAGAATGAAAGAATTAAGCGAAGATACCCTTGAAGGATTCGAGTACGAACTCACATCTATTCAAGATTACCTAGATAATTTTAACGAAAGTAAGGCTAAGAGTAATTATGCCGGAGCGCAAAATTACCCCAAAGACGGCACATTCGGCGGTCCGCTTGCATGCGGAAAAGACGGTTTTAAAATGTGCAGAGGGAAAGAAGTCCTAGACAAGTCAGGAAATCCAATAAAAGCCTTTATATGCGCCTTCAGGAAGCCATTCTCATACTATTCCCTCATAACCAAAGAGGGAGAAATAAAGAAAAGTGTACATACTGAGGAACTGGAGGAGTTGGAAAAAATAAAATCTCCCGAAGATAAAATTGAGGAAAGAGAATATGAAGGATGCCCATACTGGGAAAGAAAGAACGAACTATGAATCCGCCCCTTACGTAGGGACGGCAATAATACATAAGGGCTTAATCCTTTTAGCAAAAAGGATATTAGTTTGCCCAAAGACTGGCGAGAAAGTAAAATTCGGAGGGTATTGGTCGATATTCTGCGGGGCAGTTGAGGAAAATGAATCGCATTATCTCGCGGCCCACAGGGAAGTTTTAGAGGAAACAGGATTCAATTTAGACAAATCAAGATTTGAGCACATAGGAAGAATAAGAGACATAAGAATATATATTTACGAGCTAGATGAAATAATGTTTCCAGAACTAGACTACGAACACACTGAAAGCGGATGGTTTAAAATAGAAGATATGCATGTCTCACCAAGCCCAGTAGACCAAGAAATTGCAAAAAAAATTCAATTATATTGCGCCGGTGTAATATAATATATAATAAAACACTTTAAAAAAAATGAAAAATAAAAAACTAAAACGACTATCTTTAATTAATGTATTTACGGGGTATTTAATGCTTGTTGCATTCGTACTTCTCGTATTATTAAACAGACAGGGGGACGCAACATTAATCGCCTCCGAGCAAGCCCCAGTGGATCACGACCCAGATGGGTTATTTGACGGAACCCATGGCAAAGAACTTTACATAGACAAAAGGCCCTTAGTAATAGACAGGGGTGTTGGAGTTGATCGCCTTTCAGGCGTCGTAATTGACGATAGTCCAGACGTGTTAGTCACTGGAGGGCAAGGGGTTGGACATGTTGCGGTAGTAAAAAACCCAGATCGTGTTGTCGCAAACGAAGGAAACGGTGTAATATTAGGTCTCGACGGGAGGTCGGAAACCTACATAGATAGAGAAATTATTGCGAATAGGAATACTACAATTGCGGGCGACGACCTATCATATGAAAGAAACACTCAAAATAATCTATTACCTACTGTGGGCGGCGGGTCTTTGCATACTTTACGTGGCGATGGTCGCGGGAATAGGCTTTCTGGTAGTGGAGTTCGACAGGATGACGAAGACCTTGGGATTCTAGACAGAAGACTAAAGGAAATCGAAGAGCGAGAAGGGGTCGTAGATATTTTTGCTTTAGAAGAAGCTATCAGAGAAAAAAACGAGATAGAAGAAGAGGATCTACTAAACCTCTCCCTAGCAAAAGACGATAATGACCCCGACTTTGAATTAGACTTAGATTCATTTAAAGAAAAAGACGAAGGTGACGGAGCTGAAAAATCTGGAGGGAAGCTTTACGCTTATAACTTTCCAAGCCAAGGCGTTGGAGCAGGAATAGGCAGTGGAGCGGTAGGCGCTGGCACAGGCGGGAGCGCTGGACTAGGAGGAGGAATTGGAGAAGCTGTTCTAAACGGAAAAACAGTTCCCACTCTAGGGGGCGTAGGGACATATACATCCATACAAACAGTTCTCCCAGGAACAGGTACGGACAGGGATAAAGATGGACTTTCTGCGGAAACAGAGATTGCAATCGGGACCAACCCAGACCAGTCAGATTCCGACGGAGATGGCTACAGCGACGGGGCAGAGATCTCCTCTTACACCAATCCAATAAACTCCGAAAGTAATCCGGGCGTTCCAGGATCAACCTCTTTACCTACAATGGGAGGAGTGGGAGGTCTCGTTGGTGGCGCAGGCGCAGGCGGAGCAGCAGGATTAACGACAGGCATGGTCAAAAAACAACTCGGGGTAGGCATTGGTCCCGGAAAAGGTTGTTTAGAGCACGGAGCCAACTGTAAAGGTCACCATGGGAGGGGTCACGGAATAGATAGAGAATACGATCTTCCTCCAGATGGGGCGTTGCACATCATGATTCATGTTGACGGAAGCGGGAGCCTACTGTCAACTCGAGTAAAACTAGAAGAAATGAAGGAAACTCTACTCAAAGACGCATTGCTTCCGTACTACAACAACGA